GGCCACGGTTCGTGCTGCCAAGAAAGCCGCTCGCATTGAAAAACTTGAGGCTAAACTGTTGGCGATGAAAGTCGGAACAGTTGGTTCTATTGCTATTCGAACCAATAAAAAACCCTCTGCTTGTACCACAGTGTACCAAATGGCGGCTTAATATGCATTACGGAATGTTTACACCAGAAGGTAATATCGCCGTTACTGGTATTGTATTATATCACAAAGCAATAAAGAGCTCTTGGGGTGTAGTGGACCAAAATCTAAGTGACCTCGCTGCTTCTCCTGGATTCGGTGAGGCCACGGATACTGAAGTCCGTGAGTGTGTATTTGTTGCCCTCGGCTTTGCAGATAATCAGTAATATGTTTAGTTATACTCTTATTATGCCTATAGGGAAAGTAATCGTATTTAATCTGAAAGCCTGTGCTGATTTGTACCAAAAGGCCTATGGCGGTGTTGTTATTACGCAACAAGTTCTGAATAAAGAGCTTGACATTGCCGCCAATGCTGTTATAATAGAACCTTAGATAGTTAAATAAAGGTCTAAAATGAAAGCAAAAATCTTCATTGTTCAACGTGACAACGACAAGTATTTCAAGCAGAAATTGCCTACGTGGCGCAATGGTTTCTGTGAAATTGTGCGTAATGTCACTATTGAAAAGGACCCACACGACATTTACCAAGACGGTGAATGGGGTTACATTACGGTCTATGGTCGTAAGATTTATGTCACTAGGGCCGGTACTGAATTTGCGTTTGAAATTCGTGGCTAAAAATTTGACAATAAATGGTTTTGGGTATATAATAGAATCTTAAACAGTAAAGAAGCGACATGACTACAGAATTCAAATCTTGGGAAGAATTATCAGAGTTGGAACAGGCCCAAGCGACCTATTGGGATATGCATAAAGACGCATATGGTGTGCGCCCTCGCGGTATCGATACCACTTCTTGGACTCTTGCTGATTTCGATGCTGAATTCAAGCTTCTTGGTGATCTCATTACCCGTGATGACCTGATCCGCAAAGAGCGTCAAGCACTGGCCATTGAGGCCTTTGAAGCTCGTGTGCAGGTACTGTTAGGTATGGGTGCTGATGACCGTGCTCAGGCACTGAGCTGGATCCATGAGGCAGAAGAAACCAGTGGCGATGATGATTATCTCTGCTACACTCTAGGCCTGCCATACCAATACTTTCAATAAGGAAATAATATGCTCTTTACAAAATACGAAACCACTATATTCACCGTAGTATATACTCTCGCTGTTATAGTGCTTGCTCTTGATTTATTCTACTGGAGACCTTAATGTCTATAATGTCCGATTTACACCTGTCCATCTCTGGTGATATATTAGATGGTGCGCTCTCATTCAATGAGATAGCAGAGAAGTATAATGTCCCATTCAATTGGGTTAATCAGTTGGCTATTGAGATGGCCGCTGAAGGTGATACCGCCTCGGATGAATACCATGACCAGTTAGCTGGTGAGGACTTCGCCGATGGCTATGATGAAAGTATGGACGGAGACTTCGATAGCGCAATGGCCTCTGCTGGGCATGGCACGGATGAGGACTATGGCTACTACGGTGCTGATGAGTACTGACTGAGGGTGGTCAAGGATAGCTCTCCAGACAGTGCTCGGGAGTCCTCTAGAGTAAGTCTACAATTGATTAAGGTTTCTTCTAGCTCTCTAACGAATGGTCAATCCCAGTCCATCCACAAACATTCCCTATAATTTTTTTTCGGCCAAAATTCTATGACCACTGCTATTTTCTCTAATATGCCTATTGAGGCCCTCGACCAGTTCCGCAAGGACATGGCGGGTAATGGAAAATTCTTCCGTATCCGGTATAGAGGACCACGAAATACTCCATTGGATTACAGGCGTGGATATATGTCGAAGCAATCTACTTGCCTCAAGGCCAACGCTAAAACCTTCTCTGTTTACCCATACTAAACTATATGAATAAAAACGAAATATTTGAGTACCTTGATGCTCTTAGAGAATCTGGTGCAATTAACATGCATGGTGGTTCAGCATATCTTATGGATAGGTTTGATCTGAATCGTAATGAGGCTCGCAATTACCTCATTGAGTGGATGCAAACATATACGCAGCGAATGGAATTGAAGAATGAACGAACGAATTCGAGAACTTGAGAAGCAATGCTGGAGTCATCGTGTTGACGGAGCATTGATTGACGGACATCTACATTTTGATACTAAAAAGTTCGCCGAGTTGATTGTTCGGGAATGTATTGACACTCTATACAAAAATGGGTGTTCTTGTATTCCTGCTGACAGATTGAAAGAACATTTCGGAGTTGAAGAATGCTAAAAGATAGACGAGTATTATTAGAGCAAGAAATTGCGAAAGCACACGATGAAGCTGCAGCAATGTATCTGGATATCGTCATCCATGACGGTGACGTACATAGTACAGAGTATCAGGATATTAAAAATAAGATTATGAATCTAGAGCTTGATCTTAACCTTGTAAATTTATTGATTAGTAAAGGTAACAAATGAATAACCCACAAGCATTTCCCATGACTTGGGTGAAGCAAGAAGCGCCCAACCTCAACGTCATCCTTGAGCAACGAGGCATGACGATGCGAGATTACTTTGCGGCCAAGGCGATGGAAGCCATCATTTGTCGCGCTGACAATCGTTTTACAACCACGCTTGAATTTGTAGGCGCCAAGGCGTACCAGTACGCAGATGCCATGCTGAAAGCGAGGGAGCAATGAATGATTGATTGTTTACTTGTGGGTGATAGTATAGCCCTTGGCGCACATCGATTTAAACCTGAGTGTGCAGTAATCGCTAAAAATGGTATTAACAGTCAGCAATGGAATAAACAAAACAGCAATCAAAGTCTTGGCGCCAAAGTAGTGATTATCAGTCTAGGATCAAACGATCATGCAGGTATACGAACACTCTGGGAATTACAAGAATTACGCCGGCGGGTCTATGCTGACCGAGTGTATTGGATAATGCCTGCAATCAAACCGAATATACAACAAATGGTTAAATTAGTATCTGATGACTATGGCGATACTATACTACCTATTACTGGACTACAGCCAGATAAAGTACATCCAAGTTCGGCAGGATATAAAGAAATGATAAAGGATATAAAATGAATGAAGTCTTAAAAGAAATAGTAATTAAAGCCGGAGCACCGGAGGAAGTTGTAAATGAGTTGTGGTTTAACATATTCTGCCAAAAGTTTGCCGATGAGTTAATGACAGTTCTTGAGGAAGAAGTATAAAATGAAAACAACAAATCCAGATGGTACATTTGTCCAAATTGATCCTAATACCAGACGAGTTGAAAAGGTCCTAAGAAGCCATAAGAATCTTTCTGATGTTGAGCAAATGGGATATTTTGGCAATATCTGGGTTCGTTCACATACATTTAAAAACGCAGGCGATACAAATGGCGGCGGTCATAAACACAATTTCGATCATGTTACATTATTAGCAATTGGTAGTGTACTTGTAGAAGTTGAAGGATATGAACCTAAAGAATTTCACGGACCTACATTTATTGTAATCGACAAAGACCATAGTCATAAATTTACAGCATTAACTGACAATGTTGTTTATTATTGTGTATTTGCAGTAAGAGATTTGGATGGGGAAGTAACTGATATAGTTGCAGATGCAAACTCTCCGCTGGTACCGCATTTTACTAATATGTCTAAAGAATCAAAAATAAAATTAAAACAGGAAAAATAAAAAATGAAAAAAGTATATGATGGTGAATTTACAAAAGTGTTGATATCACGAGGTTTCGGCGCTGGATGGTCTACATGGAACTATGATTGGCCAGAAATGGCATTTGATCCAGAAATCATAGAGCTTGTTGAAAAAGAAGCTTCAATGGATGTTATCGATAAACTAGCTTCGATTAAGTATCCAAACGCTTATCTTGGTGGTATTGTTGATTTAGAAGTGGTGTTAGTGAAAACTGGTACAGAATTCATCATACACGAATATGATGGTTCTGAATCTATACAAACAAAGGATGACTTCATATGGCTACAGGCATGAGAAAAAAACAAATATCAGCTCTAGTGGCCGCTGATATTGCTGAGAGTGAAAACTTTGAGCCCATGAATAAAGCAATGAGAGAGCTTGCTGAGGAAGCAGGCTTTATCTTTTGGCGTGATGAACCGTGGAAACCACATGGTGCAGAAATTGATTGGTCGAGTGACTATTCAGAGGAATTCAAAATGTACACAGAATTTATAATTCGTAAATGTATTGAAATTTGCGAACAAGGCACTGCCACACAAACCACAAGTTTTGGTGCCTCTGAGAATATTAAGAACCACTTTGGTTTGGAATGAGTACTTTAGTGTTGTTGTTGTATTTACGCAACACAGGGGCTTGACATTTCCTCTGGGTTTGTTATAATATATCCATGATGAGAAAAAAACGTAGCGATAGAAACCATGTCCTGTATCGTGTTATTTGCATTGATACTGGCGATTCTTATATTGGTCTAACCGTTGCTCAAGGTCAGGCTTTTCTCCGTTCTGTAAAAGTTCGGTGGCAAAAGCATGTATCACGGGCAATGCGTGAAGAAAAATCTTGGAGTATGTGTAAATTCCTTCGGTCAAATACCGATGCCGAATATCGTTATGAAGTTCTTGAAATTGTCCGTGGTCGTAAACCTGCTCACCAACGTGAACGAGTATTAATCTCGGAATTGTCTCCTACTCTTAATACATTTTAAAGGATTAAAAATGGCTTATATGAATCAAGAAAAGAAAGCAAAAATTGCTTCCGCTATGAAACCTGTATTGAAAAAATACAATTTAAAAGCTACCTTGAGTGTGCATCATCATTCCAGTATTTCTGTAAATATTAAATCTGGACCGATTGACTTCGGCGGTGATTATGTTCAAGTGAATCCATATTGGTTAGAAGATCATTATCAAGGTACCGCTCTGAAGGCCCTGAAAGAAATCAAAGAGGCATTGCTTGTCGCTGATTATTTTGATGAGTCTGATGCTCAAACTGATTATTTCCATACCGCATATTATTATCATATTAATGTCGGCAAATGGAACAAACCTTACCAATTGGAAGCATAATGAAAGCATTTGAAATGATGATCGACCTTTTAATTAAAGGTTCAGTACGATTGAGTCCTCGGAAAATTAATGGTCATGTTGGCCAACAACTTTTTCAAAAAGGTCAGAATATCGTATGAACGAATGGGATTATGATAATATGATGTTTTTAATTAGTACCGAGGATTCGGTATTTCAAGATTGGATAGAACAAGCTGATAATGATGATGTTGCCTATGCTCTTGAATTATTTGAAAAACATCGTGATATGATTGCCATGAGAGAAATTTATCTCAGGGATGATATTACAGATTTTTCTGATGCTAAAAAGGCGTTATTCAAATTTAGGAAATAAATTGGAACTGATACTAGATATGCGGAAAAGTGACCGCAAACTATTAATTGATGCTTGCATTAATTTTTATGCTCAAGAGTTGAAAATCAATAAAAACAAATTTTGTTTAATTGTTAAATCTATAAGAGGTTTAATAAAAAATACAGATGCTGCTGGTAGCGCTTATCATGTTCCTAAGTATCTTAGGAATGATAAGCTATCTTCAAAAATGTATTTCATGCAGCTTGATTCTGGTATCGAAATGGAAAAACTTATTCAAACAATTGCACATGAAATGGTGCATATAAAACAATTTGTAAAAGGGCAAATTACATATAAAGGCCGCAGTATGTATTGGCTTGGTAATAGAGTAGTTAAGAGTAGAATTAACTATTATGACCAACCATGGGAAATTGATGCGTGGTCTAAAGAAAAAGTTTTATCTGCAAAGATATATAAAATCCTTACAAAGCTAGAAGATAAACATTATGCAAAACTTAAATTATAAAGCTAAATGAAAATAAAAACTTTTGACGGTTTCTTTTTCACACCAGGAAAAGAAGATAATGAATTGCAATTATCTTTCTTTGAATTTAATAATTCAGAATTTTCTGGTGGTGTTCCTTTAGATACCACAAGCGTTGGTGACACCTATCATATTGCGTTTTTTAAGCCTGATGATGAAGGTGTGCCAATTTTTGATGAATCATTCGAAGCTGTGTTTTCCGATCCGCAAACTTATATAAATGGATTGATAGGTACAGATTTTTTTGGATGCATTCTCAGAAAAACAACAAAATCTGGCAAATGGTTCAATGATTACCTCACTAAAGCTAAAGAAAGTGTTATAATACTCAAAGATTCAGTGAAAATGACTTAACTTGAAAGTTGTATTATGTTTGATAGTAGTTTAAAGGTAGTTCTTGCCTTGATTTTTGTTGGTGTTTTGTTGTTTGTTGTGCCATTTTTGCTTATATGGTCTTTAAACACATTATTTCCAGTTTTAGAAATCGCATATACATTGGAAACGTGGACCGCAAGCGTGCTTATTAGTTCTTTTTTTGGAACTAATCATATTAACCTGAAAAAATCTTCGAAATGAGAAAAAAATGAGTGAAAAATTTGAATTTAAGACAAAAAAAGAAAAAAATTGGCTTTTGGGCCTTCTTCAAAGTGAAATTGTAGACATTACATTCACAAAAAAAGATGGATCTGAAAGGATTATGAAATGTACTCTATTGGAATCAAAAATTCCAAGTGATAAAATGCCAAAAGGCACAGAAAAAGCAAAAAATGATGAAGTTGTGCCAGTTTTTGATATTGAAAATGACGGATGGCGCAGTTTCCGTTGGGATTCTATTCGCGGAATACAATTTTCAATAGGAAGTAAAAATGTTGCAGAAAAACAACAAAAAACAGCTTGACTTTTACTAAATAAACCTGTATAATACAACTATGATGAAAAACACTAAACAACATTTATCGCCGATATCTTGCCAAATGTCACCTACGACATGGCAGGCTGAGTATCGCACATTAAGCGATAATAACGGCTTTATTGGATTCATAGGGGTTTGTGCTTAGATTAATTCTAACAAGTTTTTAAACACAAACCTCTAGACCTAAAAATCTAGAGGTTTTGTTTTTTGGCCATCGTGCCTATTAGTTCTTTAAAATTTTAATGCGTTTTAATCCCGAATTGTGTAGTGGTAGCACAACAGACTTTGACTCTGTTAGTATAAGTTCGATTCTTATTTCGGGTGCCATATAAAAACATATTGTGAAGTGTGTTTCTATATGGTATATGCAACTTTAGCTGATGTGGTCATAGCGGTGGTTTGAAGAACCATTGAAGTAGGTTCGATTCCTACAGGTTGCACCAAAAAAATAAATGGAAAGTAATGCAGCGGGGTTGGTCCTGCGACTAGCCTTGAAAACTAGGTTCTCAGAAATGGGATGGGGTTCGACTCCTCTGCTTTCCGCCAAATTTCTCGGTCAGTACAGTGGGATGTACAGGTAGACAATACTAGGACAAGGTTCGAATCCAAACTGAGAATTGAATAATTGGAGAGTGGGCAGGACGGTAATGCAGTGGATTGCTAATCCATAGACTCATGAAAGTGGGTCACAGGGTTCGACTCCCTGATTCTCCACCAAATTGTGTAGGTGTGTCGCTGAATGGTCAGGCTACGGATTGCAAATCCGTTTTATGCAGGTTCGAATCCTGTCACCTATTCCAGTTGTAAAAATACAACACTATGAAAATAGACCTTGACAAAAACTGTGGTTGTGTTATACTCTATACATAGATTGAGAAATCTATCAAAAGTTCTTTAAAAATTTGTAGAGTTTAATTTACTCCGTTCGTCTATCGGTTAGGACACCGGGTTTTCAACCCGATAAGACCAGTTCGATTCTGGTACGGAGTACCATATAAAAACACATTCCGTACCCGTTGCTGGCTGCTTAACAGAAATGTTATTCCCTAAGCATAGAGTGTGTTTCTATATGGTAAATTTTGGGGGTATAACTTAGTGGTAAAGTAGTAGGCTTTTAACCTATTAACCGGAGTTCAATTCTCCGTACCCCTACCAAATCCCGTTACTATTTTCGTTAAAATAGCGTTTGATTAGCGACAGAGATCCGGTGGCAGAAAACCGTTAGCGAG